AGACGGCCGTGTGGGCCTTCGGCGCCGACGACGAGAGCTGGCTCATTGACTACGACTACATCCCCGGTGATCCCGGTACCGGTACGCCGTGGCGCGAACTCACCGATATCCGCGCCCGGACCTACCGTCATGCGAGCGGGCATGAGCTGAAGCCGTTCGCCACCTTCATCGACTCCGGCGGTCACCACACTCAGATGGTCTACCGGTACGCCAAGCGCTACATCCGGGACAACGTCTGGGCGATCAGGGGCGTCGAGGGTGAGGGTGCGCCCATCCTGGGCAAGCCCAGCCGGAACAACTCGGCGAAGGTCACCGTGTATGCCGTGTCGAGCTTCAGCGGCAAAGAGACGTTCCTGAAGCGGTTGATCAAAGTCACCGAACCAGGACCCGCCTTCGTGCATCTCCCCCACTGGCTGGAAGGGGAGCAGCTCCGGCAGTTCGGGAATGAGCAGCTGGTGCCGCGGTTCGTCAACGGCCGCCTCAAACGCGTCTGGGTCCGCAAGGGCCCCAACGAAATGATCGACCTTGCCGTGTACGCGCTCGCCGCCCTGCAGCTGCTGGGTGAGAAGAAGCTCGCGGAGCTCGGCGCCGTCGCCCAGTGGATGATGGACAACCCGCCCAATCCGGCCAATGGCTCCACCTCTGAGGTGGTGCCGAACGTTCCGCGTCGCCGGGTCCGTTCCGCGGGGGTGCAGGTGTAGGTCTGTTGTTGCCCGATCCCTCGCCCCGCATCGTGGCACCATGTCGAGCGCCTCGAGCGGACCCATCCTGATCCATCGCCAGCGGCTGGTGAAGCTGCAGCAAGCTGTATCGCTGCTGCTGCAGGACGTCGCGTCTGTGGAATTCGAAGGGACAGCCTACGGCTCCGCGCAGCTGCCTACGCTCTACGCCCTGAGCGAGCGCCTGCAGGTCAAGGCCGCGATCGAGGCGATCGAGGCGGGCAACCAGTCCTACGCGATCAACGGGATGACCTACACGCGCGGGGACCTCCGCACGCTGTATGACCGGGATCGCCAGCTCGAGGCGAAGGCCGGTCGCGCTGCCCGTGGTGGTATTGGGATCCGCTTTGGGGTGCCGGTCCAGTGAGCGCCGTCACGATCCACCAGAAGGGGCTCGTGCCCGCGGTGTCGAGCACGCTGCTTGACCGTGCCATCAGCGCGATCTCGCCCGAGACCGGGCTGCGCCGGATGCAGGCGCGTGTGCAGCTCGCCGTGGCGGGCCAGTACCTGGGCGCGCGGCGGGATCGCCGCGCCACCCAGGAGTGGAACCCGCGCGAGGGCTCGCCGAACGACGATCTGATCGGTGACCTCCCGCAGCTCCGGGCGCGCTCGGCCGACCTCGAGCGCAACGAGCCGCTCGCCGCTGGCGCCGTGGCCGGCCAGCTCACCGGTGTGGTGGGCTCTGGGCTGCAGCTGAACCCGCGCATCGATCGCGAGCTGCTCGGTCTCACCGACGAAGCCGCCGACGCCTGGGAGCTGCAGGCGTCGCGTCTCTGGATGGCGCATTCGTCGGGCAGCGGGTGGGACTACGCCGGCAAGGCGTCGTTCGCCGTCCAGACCGAGCAGGTCCTCTGGGGCGCCCTGGTGAAGGGCGACATCCTCGCGGTGCGGCGGTACCAGCCACGTGCCGGGCGGCTCTTCGGTCTCGCGGTCCAGCTGATCGAGGCCGAACGGATCAGCTCGCCGAACGGGCGGGACACCGACACGATCATCGCCGGCGTCGAGTTCAACAAGGCGACGGGCGAGCCGATCGCTTACCACGTCGCCAGCGACTACCCGGGGCGTCGGTTGGGGCGTGGGCTCGTGACCTGGTCACGCATTGCGCGGTTCGATGAGCGCGGGGAACCGCTGGCGATGCTGATGGGGGACCACCTCCGGCCGGACAGCCTGCGCAGCGCGCCGTGGCTCGCGGCGGTGATCGAACCGCTGAAGCAGCTCGGCACCTACACCCACGCGGAACTCACCGCCGCCGTGATCTCGGCGTTCTTCACCGTGTTCGTGAAGTCGCCGGCGACCGCTGAGGAAGGTGGCGCCGGTCCCTGGGCGGAGTCCGCCCTGCAGAGCTCGATCGCCGGGAATCCGCCGTCGTCGAAGAGCGACGTCAAGCTCGGCGCCGGGATGATCGCCGACCTCGTCCCGGGCGAGGACATCGAGATCGCCAATCCCGCCCGACCCAACGCGCAGTTCGATCCGTTCTGGATGGCGATGGTGCAGCAGATCGCGGTCGCGCTCAACATGCCGGCCGAAATCATCCTGCAGCGCTTCAACGCCAGCTACTCCGCGAGCCGTGGTGCCATGGTGCAGGCGTGGCGCGTGTACCTCAAGCGCCGGGCACGCCTCACCGCCTGGTGGTGCCAGCCCGCCTACCAGTGGCTCCTCAACGAAGCGGTCGCCCGCGGCTACCTCAACGCGCCCGGCTTCTTCGCCGATCCGCTCCGTCGTGCTGCCTGGTGCGGTGCGGATTGGACCGGCCCGACGATGCCGCAGCTCGACCCGGTGAAAGAGGCGAACGGCGCGATCCTGCGCATGGGAGCCACCCTCACCAGCCACGAGCAGGAGACGGCCGCGATGACCGGTGGGAACTGGGAGCGCCAGCTCGCGCAGGTGAAGAAGGAGCGCCGGATGCTGCAGGAGGCGGGCATTCCCGTCCCCGGCGCCACACCCGACGACGAGAAAGAAGAGGCCGCATGAGCCGCCGGATTCCGAAGCGGGTGCTCGCGCACGTGCTCGATGCGCCGTGGGCCATCACCGAGGACGGGCTCACGACCATCCTCGAAATCGTGCACCGGGAGAACCTCGATCCGGAGGCGGTCGCGGCGCAGTTGGGGCGGCCGCTCGACAACACCCGCGACGTCACCGTACGCGATGGCGTCGCCACGATCCCTGTGGTGGGGCCGATGTTCCGCCGCGCGGACTTCTTCACCGAGATCAGCGGTGCGACGACCTACGAGGAAATCGCGACGGACGTCACCGCTGCCCTCGCTGACCCCAAGGTGCACGCGATCCTGCTGGCGATCGACTCGCCTGGCGGGGAGGTGACTGGGACGTCGGAGCTCGCGCAGCTGATCCGCGCCGCGCACGCGAAGAAGCCGGTCACCGCCCACGTGGAGGGCTTCGGCGCATCTGCCGCCTACTGGCTCGCGGCAGCGGCGGGTGAGGTGGTCACAGGAGACACCGGCATCCTCGGCTCAATCGGTGTGCGGACGACGATCACCGATCGCCGCGAGGCCGAAGCCGCCCGGGGCACGAAGCGCTACGAAATCGTCTCGAGCCAGAGCCCGGCCAAGGCCTCAGACCCGGCGACGGAAGATGGGCGTGCGCGCATTCAGGCGACGCTCGATGCCCTTGCGGGGGTGTTCATCGCAGAGGTCGCTCGCTATCGCGGTGTCACGGAGGAGACGGTGCTCGCCCAGTTCGGGCAGGGCGATGTCTTCGTCGGCGCCGATGCCGTCACCGCTGGCCTCGCCGATCGCGTGGCCAGCTACGAAGTCGTGCACGCGCAGCTCGCGGCACGCACCCCTGCCTCGCCCCGCTCCGGGCGCGCGGCCGCATCCCACTCTCAGGAGACGGATATGCCTGGCTCTGACGCCACGCTCCTCACCGAGGCGACTGCCGAGCAGATCGTCGCGGCCCACCCGTCGCTCGCAACCGCGCTGCGCGCGGAAGGCGCCACCGCCGAGCGCGAGCGCATCACCCGCATTCTCGCGGTCCCATCGGCGGGACACGCGGACCTCGTCACCGAGGCGATCGCCGACGCGAACGCCACCGCCGGCACGGTCGCCGAGAAGATCCTCGCCAGCGAGGCCACGACGCGGCAGGCCGTGCTCGATGCGGCCGCCAAGGCCGAAGCGGGGATCAAGACCACGGCTGCCCCGTCCGCTGGTGGTGGCGACGACACGCCGACGCCCCGCGCTGCCGGGCGCGCCATGGCTGCCCGCTACCACTCCCTTTCCACTCCCACCCGGAGCTGACGCATGCCCGCCTCCTTTGGCAGCACTTCCTTCTCGCCGGACCGGCTGATCGCGGGGGACACGCCGATCGTGACCCGCGCGGTCACCCTGGTCTCCGGCCAGAACCTCACCCGCGGGGCGGTGCTCGGAAAGATCACCACCGGCGGGAAGTACACCCTGTCCCTGTCGGCCAGTTCCGACGGCTCGCAGACCCCGGACCTGATCCTGGCGGAGGACTGCAACGCCTCCGGCGGCGACAAGGTCGCGCTCGCCTACGTCACCGGTGAGTTCAACCAGAGCGCGCTCACCATCGGCACGGCGCACACCGCGGACTCGATCCGCGAGGGGCTCCGCGTCAAGGGCATCCACCTCATTCCCGTCACGGGGGCCTAGACCATGCCGGACATGTTCAGCACTGACGCGATGCTCGGCGTGGTCGAGGACCTCAAGGTCCCCGGCAACTCGCTGTTGCAGACCTTCTTCCCCGAGCAGGTGGTGGAGGAGTCGGAAGAGATTCACTTCGACGTCGACGACAAGCGGCGTCGGGTCGCCCCCTTCGTCTCTCCCCTCGTGGGCGGCAAGGTCGTGGCGGGACGCGGCCAGACCGTGAAGACCTTCACGCCCGCGTACATCAAGGACAAGCGGGTCTACGACCCGAACCGAGCCTTCAAGCGCGCGCTTGGCGAGAGTGTGGGTGGTACCCAGCTCAGCGCCTCGCAGCGCATGGAGATGCTCCTGGTGCAGGACCTGGCGGACCAGCTCGACATGGCCCGTCGCCGGATGGAGTTGATGGCCCTCGAGGCTCTCAGCACCGGCGCCGTCACCGTCTCGGGTGAGCTCTACCCAACGACCGTCGTGAGCTTCGGGCGGCACGCGGACCTCTCACCGACGGCGCTCACCTCCACGGCCCGCTGGGGCCAGTCGGCGGCCGCGCCGCTGACGAACCTCCGCACGTGGGCGGGGCTCACGCAGCAGAAGAGCGGCGTCTATTGCCGTGACGTGATCATGGATCCGGAGACGCTGGAAGCATTCTCCAACGACCCGAAGGTCGAGAAGAAGCTCGATCAGCGGCACGTCGACAACGTGGGCCTGAACGTGGACCAGTCTGACGATGAGGGCCTGGCCTACATCGGCACGATCAACGGCTTCCGCATCTGGTGCTACTCTGGCTGGTACGTGAACGACGCCGATGCCGAGGTCACCATGCTGCCGCAGGGACGGGTGATCCTGACGTCCCGGCGGGTGGACGGCATCCAGGCGCATGGCGCCATCAAGGACCATGACAGCCTCGCGGCGGTGCCGTACTTCCCGAAGTCGTGGACGGAGAACGACCCGTCCGTGCGCTTCCTCCTGATGCAGTCGGCGCCGCTCGTCGTGCCGACCCGCGTCAACGCCTGCCTGGGCGTGAACGTCCTCTGATGTTCGCAGCGGACGCGGCGTTCGTGTTCGAGGATCTCTGCCAGCAGGGACTCCTCACGACCGTTCAGGTCGAGCGGACGGTGGCCACCGGGCGCAATGCCCGGGGTCACCGCACCGGGACACGTGCGCCCGTTGGTCCGCCGGTGGGGGTCTATATCGCCTCCGGCTCGAGCGCGCTGCTGGCAGCGACGTTCGGCGAGCGGGTGCAGGCGGGCCTCATGGCCGTCTGCCCCCCGGGCTTGGATGTCCGGCCCGATGATGAAGTGGTCGCCTTGAGTGGCACACGGACCGGCTCCCGGTACCGCGTGATCGACGAACCCGAAGGGGAAGGCTCCGCCTCCCCGGTCCTCCTCATGCTCGAACGCATGCGGGAGGACGCATGACCTTCACCGTTACGGTGCGCGGGCTCAACCAGGTGCTCAAGGGCCTGGCTCGCTACAACGAAGAAATGCAAGAGGCGCTCGATGCCGGCACGCGCAACGCGGCGACCGCCATCCGCAACTCTGTGCGGGCCGAATTGCGCACTCCTGGTACCGGTCGTGAGTACCCGTCACGCCGCGGTCGAGCCATTCGCGGAATTGAGCGAGACCTGGTGTCGGTGAAGGAATCGCTCGCGAGCGGACGGAGCCGGTCGAAGGTCCTCCCTGCGGGATCCCCCCTCGGCAGCAACGAACGGAAGTCCCTCGAGCGGGGCATTGTCTCGGCTGAGCGTCGGTTGGCGCGCGCGATCAAGAAGCAGGGCAAGCGCCCCGGCAAACTGCACCGTGCCTCCGAGGTTGGTCGTGCCCCTGCCCCCGACGTCGGGCTGCTGCCACAAGCCGTCAAGGCCGGCAAGCGCGAGGGTGCGTACCGTGTCGGCGTTGGTGGCGAGTGGGAGGGCTGGGAGGCGCTGCATGAAGGTCGCGGCCGCCTCACCGGTCGCCGGCCGTTCATTGAGCTCGGCATCGCACGCATCAAGGACCGGCTCGCCGGGATCTGGACGCGAGCGATCGAAAGTCGGAAGGGCCCGGCATGAGCGACGCCACCGGCACCCTCACCGAAGCGATCCTCGAGATCCTGAATGCCGACACCGCCATCCGGACGGCGTGCGGTCGGACCACCGAGTGCGCCATTGCCTGGGGCGCCCTCGATCTTGAGCAGGACCCGTTGCCGATTCTGGCCGTCGAGGATGTCAACGAGGGCGACAGCTTCCTCGAGGACAGCCGTAGCGTGACGTTCGTGATCGCGGCGTTCGCATCCGGCCCTGAGGCTGATGCCATCACGGGCAACCTCCTCGGGCTTGTGGAAGCCGCCCTCACCACACCGGCGTTCACCGCGCTTGATCTTGATGCGGGCGTCGACCCCACCAGCCAACCGTTCCCCCGCGATCGCGTCCTCGTGCGCGACGTGGCGATTCCTGACCTGGTCCAGCGCACCATCGCGCCGACCTTCTTGATCACTCCGTGAGCCGAGGCATCCCATGGCGCTGAACAGCCTGAAGAACAAGATCCTGAGCCGTCCCGTCGTGGGCTACGTCTTCCAGGACAAGATCACCGCTCCCGCCACCACGACCTTGGCGAACGCGGCCGCGGTCGGTGCCACCACCATCACGCTCACCTCCGGCACTGGATTCACCGCAGGCAAGGCGTTCCGGCTCGGCACCGGGGAATACACCGAGCCCTGCTATGTCCAGTCGGTCGCCGGTGCCGTGGTGACCCTGGGACGTCCGTTGCGCCAGGCCCACGAGGTCGGCGAGGCGGCCGTCGAGCAGACGGTCTACGACGTTGGCGCCCTGGGCGGGCCAGCGGGCCTGCAGTTCAACGGGGAGAGCACCGACTTCGAGGTCGAGACGAGTCGCCAGGTGTTCTCCGTGCTGAACGGCTTCATCGACGTTGGGGCGTTCCTCACCATGGTGGGCGTGACGCCGTTCACCTTCGCGGTGGGCCTCGGGATTCCGGTCGCTGCCATCCGTGGTACCGGCACGCTCGCGGATCCGCTCGAGCTGACCACCGACGGTGGGGAGATCGGGTCGGCCGTGAACCAGAGCGTGATCGTGCACGGCATCAAGAACGATGGCACGCCGATCGTGGTGGAGTGCTGGGGCGCCGAGAACGACTACACTGGGTTTCAGGTCTCGTTCGCGCGTGGGCAGGCGCTCACGGTGCCGGCGCGCTGGCTCGGGGCGTTCGGGCTCTACGACGAGAACACCCCTCCCTGGGTGGGCGACACGAGCATGCGGCCCTCGAAGGGCGACCTGCTCGATGGGATCCGGGAGATCGGGATCTGGATCCCGGCGACCACGGGCGCGCTCTCGACCACGCTGAGCTCGAACGCGGCGGCCGGTCAGAAGAACATCGCCCTGACGTCCTCCACGAACCTGACCGCTCAGGACTGGGTGCGGATCGGCACCGGCGATCGCACCGAGTACCACCGGGTGCAGACGCTCGGCACGCCCAACGTGCTGGCTACCAACCTCTACCGGGCGCACGCGTCGGGGACGGCGGTGGTACGCATGCAGAAGGTCTCGCTGGGGGCGATCGTGAAGGGCAGCACCAACTTCGCGGTGGGTGGGAGCGTCGAGAAGATCCAGTTCGAGAACTCCCGCACCACCCAGGGCCTGAAGGCGGGCTCGGCGACGCCGACGCTCAACTTCCAGATCGCCCAGTTCACCGGCTCGGCAGTAGCATACGCGCTGGCGGCCGCGCAGAGCGACGTCGCCAACGGGCGCCTGAGCATCAGCGAGAACGTCGGCGTGGCGCCGATTGACGGACTGTACCTCGAGGGGCGCAACCAGAACGGCCAGACGGTCCTGCTCTCGACCTGGGGCTCGTCGCAGGCGATCACCGAACTGGTGATCTCGATGCAGAAGGCGGGTGTCACGGGGTTGCCGTTCAGCATCCGCCCGGGCTCGGCGTTCTCGCTCCTGCTGCACGCCTGAGCCCCGGCTGATGCCGGCACGCTCGATTCCCGTTCGACAGTTGCGGGCGGAGTGTGAGTTCTTCGCCCGTGACCTCACGCAGCTGAACGGCGGCACTCTCCCGGAGAGTGTCGCCGCGGCGCGTCCTGGTCATGCAGCCAATCCCGCGAAGGATGCGCATGGCTGGCTCGTCTACTACCGGACCCTCATTGCCGAACACGCGCGACGCACCAGCCGCACGAACAGCACCGGAGACGGTGGAGATGTGGCTGGCCTCGCGGTCCTCGCCGAGCGGCCCCTGACCCGTCCCTCACTGGTGCCCCACCCCGATGGCTCCATACGCCTGATCACGGTACACCCCAAGAGCTACGAGACGTTGCGGCAGTGCGCGATCCGTGATGCGCACCTCGCCCACCTCCTGCCTCTGCAGGGAGCGCTCATCGGGGAGCCCGAGGTGATGCCTTCGACGTTCGGTCGCTTGGTGGGTGCGATCCTCGACGAGCACCGCCTGCTCGCATGGATCGCCATGCATGAGGGGCCGGGGATGCCGTGGGATCCCGCGAAAGATCCGCCCGAGGAACTCCCGGATTTCATCGCAGAGCTGAGCCCTGTTGAGGTCCATCAGGTGAGGCTGCTCTTCGAGGAATGCAACCACCACCAACTCCGTGCCGCACGCGAGCTCCTGGAGGAGGTCGGTGGGCCGCACGGCACCAGCGGTCCGGGGTCGTGGTCGCGATTCTTCGTTGGCGCGGCGCAGCTCCTGGGTACGACGGAGCAAGTACTGATGCGCGACCGGTCCCTGGCTCGGGTGCTCTTCCATGTGCAGGTACGCGTGGATGAGCAGCGTCGAGCGCAGTCTGCCGCTGAAACCGGGGAGAGCTGACCGGTGGCCAGTCGCATCGACAAGCTCTACGTCGAGGTCAATGCCGAGACCAAGGGGTTCGAGAGCGGCATGAATGGTGTCGACCGCCAGCTTGCCCGATTCGCCGAGCTCGCGAAGGGCGCGCCCCTGGTGGCGGCCGCCGCATTCGGATCTTCCTTGTTGCTCATCGGCAATCGTGCCCAACAGATGGCGCGTGAAGTGGACGCCGGCGTTCGACAGGCCGCGCAGTCTATGCCCAGCCTCCTGACCCGAACCGGGGAGGTGCGCAAGGCAATCGAGGAACTGTCCCTCTCGAGCGGGCGCGCCCAGGCGGAGCTCGCTCGGGCGTTCGCCACGGCCGCCGAGACCGGGGTGGAGTCGTTCGGCCAGCTGAACCAGGTGGTCCGCACCGCGGTGCGCATCTCCGAGGCTACCGGGCAGGATGTCCAGAAGGTCATCGGTGGGCTCGACCTCGCGCTCGACGGATTCGGGATCTCAGCGGCCCGGGCTGCTGATGTTGGTGCTCGCCTGTTCGCCGTGGCTCAGGGCCGCTTCGGATTTGACGAGATCACGAGTGCCATCCAGCCACTGGTGCCGATTCTGCGCAGTGCGGGTGTCGGGTTCGAGGTGATGACTGCTGCGCTGGGCAACTTGCTTGCCGAGGGGAAGAGCCCGCAACAGGCAGCCAAGGAACTCAAGGCCTACGCAGCGGAGGGTGAAGCTGGCGCGGAGAAGATTCGAGTCCTCGCGGGTGAGGTCGCGACTTCGGCCGAGAACTTTGCTGCGCTCGACAAGGCCGTCCGAACGGCTCGGGAGTCCGCTGATAGCGCCGCCGCGACGGTCGAATCCCGGTTGAGTGCGGTCATGATCCGCCTCGGCAATCGCATTCTCCCCGTGGTCGCCGGCGGACTTGAAGGTATCGCGAATCTGCTCGACCGACTCAGCGGCGCACCGAGTGAGTCCTCGAACTTCATCAAGGGGCTCGCCGACAGCCTCCCCGGTGATGAGGAAGGACTCCGCAACCGCATCACCCAAACGATCCAGCTCACGGAGCAGTACAACGAGGCCATCCGGCGCCTCCAAGGCGAGCTGGCGGGCATCGAGAACACGAACTTCGGTGTCGGCGCGAAGCGCGCCCGCGAACTGGAGCAGGAAATCGCTGGGCTCCAGAACGACGTCATCACCATCACCAATAACTCCAAGATCGCTCAGGACGCGTTGAAGGATCTGCTCGGTGGTGGGGGTAGCGGCACAGGCACGGGCACTGGCACCGGTACCGGGAGTGGCACGACCAAGGAGTTGAAGGCCGCCGCCAAGGCGCTCGAGGAACTCGCCGAGCGGGCGGTGCGTGCCGAGGAGGCGCTCGGTGATTCGTTCCTGTCGGGGCTCGCTCAACTAAATCGCGAGCTCACGGCACTGCAGGAACGCGCCGCCGCTGGGGGCGCGGCAGCGCTGGAGCAGGCACAGTCCGATGCCAGCCGCATCCTGGATGCCTACCTCAAGGCGGCCGAAGCGAGCCTGACGGACGCACTCACGAAGTTCACCGAGCAGACCGGGGCGGCCGCGCGGGATGAGGTCGTCAAGACAGCCACAGCGCTGGCGAAGGAGCGGGAGCAGTTCGCGGCTTCCGTGTCCGGCAAGCCGCAGTTCTCCGGGAATCTCGACGCCGACTTCGCCGACACTCTGCGGTACGTGCGCGAGCTGCTGGCCAAGGACCAGGAGCGCGTCACATACCTGCAACAGCAGGGGCGGGCGATCCGGGAGGCCGTGGATGGTACCCTCGACCTGCTCAACGCCTTCGGGTTGGTGGACGATCGTACCGCGAACATCCTCGGCAACATCGCCCAGTTGGGTTCCTCGCTGCCGGCCTTCGCGGCGGCGTTGCAAGGCGGCGTCGGTATCGAGGCCGTCCTGCAGACGGCGCTGCCGGTCGCAGGTGGCCTCGCGCAGATCATCGGTAGCCTTGGCTCCTTGGGCGGCCCGAGCGAAGAACTGCTGGCGCTACGACAGGCCGTGGAGGACAACCGCCAGGCGCTGATCACCAACTCGGAGCGACTCGCAGAGCTGCGCAACGACGGTCTCGGCGGCACCGGTCTCACCGGTGAGCAGCTCGGAACAGGTCGTCGACTTCGCGATTTCCAGTTGCCGTCGAATGACGGGCCAATCGTCATCGACTTCGGTGCCGCGCCCAACGAAGTAAACATCACCGAGGAGCTGGCCCGGCTCGGCATCTCGATGGATGAGCTGCGCGACCTGGCAGACGCGCTGGGGCTCGACTTCGTGGAGCTCACTTCCGGGAGCGGCGAGCAGTTCCTCGCCTTCCTGGACCAGGTCAACGACCGCCTCAACAGCAGCATCTTCGGTTCAGATCTCGAGGGCCGCCTCGATCGCACCCGGACCGGCTTCGGCTTCGCCGATGAGCCGGTGTCGGGGCCTGCACAGTTCCGCGAACTCATTGAGGCGGCTGGCTTCGGCGACGGCTTCTCATCACTCATCGCGGATGCCTTCAGTACGATCGACTGGGAGAACCTCGACACCACGGAAGTACAGGACCAGCTCCGTGGCATCGTGCGGGACCTCTTCGGTGCAGTCACCGCAGATGGATTCAACGACTTCGAGGCATTGGGCGAATTCACTGGCACCGAGTTCATCGCGTTCCTGCAGGAATTGCTCGCACTGTTGCCTGAGGTCGAGGCAAAGGTCGCCAAGACGGCCGCGGAACTCCTGGCCGAAGGACTCACCACGCTCGGCCGCGCCTTCCGGGTCTTCGACTTCACGACGCTCGAGCAGGCCCAGCAGTTCCTGGAGACGCTCGCCGGATTCTCGCCCGAGCTGGCGGCGATCATCTCCGGGTTCGACCTCTCCAGCGTGGAGGGCATCGACGCCGGCATTGCGGCCCTCCAGGCGTTCTATCAGCAGGTCGAGGATGGCGAGATCTCGCTCGAAGGCACCGGCATCACGGTGGACCTGCTCGTCGACGCGATTGATCGTCTCCAGGGTGCCTCGGCGGAGGCCGCTGCTGCAGTAGCGAGGGCCGCAGAGGCGGGATTGGCCATCGACGACAATCTTCGGGTTCGAAATCTTCGGGCCGCCGGTGAGGACGAAGCCGCTGCGGCCGAGCAACGTCGTCTCGCCAATGAAGCGGAGGTCAATCGGGCACGCGCTAATGGTGTTGATGAGGTGAGGATCGCGGCAATCCTTGAGACGCAAGCTCTCGAGGAGGAGGCCATTGCGAAGGATGCCGCCACGAAGGCGAGCGAGCGTGCAGCGGACGCCGCCCGGCGTGCCGCGGAGCAGGCGGAGCGCGATCGAGTGGCCACCGGCGACCGCGCACTGCGCCAGTTGTCGGATGAATTCCGCCTGTTCGGCATCACGTCCCCGCAAGAGCAGCTGCAGCAGCGGTTCAACGTCCTGAACGAGGGCAGCAACGGGCTATTCGGCAGGGTCACTGGTGGGGCCGATCTCAGCGACCCCACCGGTCAGGCTGCTGCGCTCGAGGCCCTGAAGCAGTTCTTCCTCGACAACCCCGAGGGCGTGGACGCTGGGTTCTTCGGCGCCGACGCCGTGCGCGGTCAGGCCCTGGAGCTCGCTGAGCTCATCAAGGCGGCACAGGAGCTCAACATCAGCGAGAGTGGCGGTGTCGAGGCGGTCGGGATCAACCGCACCATCAGCGAGGTCACTGGCGACCGCATGGCCGGCCTGCTGGGGTCGCAGCTGGTCGTGGCGCAGGACCAGCTCGCCGAGCTCCGCCTGATCCGCGCCCTGCTGACGCCTGGGAGCGTGGGCACCCTCACGCCGCCGTCGCTCACGCTGGCGGCGCCGAGCGGCGGATCCGGTGGAGGAACGACGGTGGTTTCGATCGGGACGATCGAGCTCAACCTGAACGCTGGTGGCACCGTCTCGGCCGATGGCACGCTGGACATCCCGGCCCTCACCCAGCTCATCGCGGAGGAGATCGTCCGTCAGGTGGCCATTCAGAAGGCGGGGGGCTGATGACGGGACCGATCTACATCGATGACGTGGACCTGAGCACCGAAGGCTTTCGCGTGGTGCGCTCGACGGGGTTCGAGGATTCGTTCCCCGGGGAGGTGCCGACCATGTCGGTACCCGCACTCGAGCGCGATATCGAGGCCTCGACCTTCGCCGTGCCCAAGCCCCGTGCGGTGTCCCTCAGGCTCCGCTTCCGCACCTCCGATGCGGCCGCCATGCACACCGCCATGGACCGGTTGCGCGCGCGGGTCCTGGGCCGTGAGGTCCGCCTGCGCCACAGTCAGCGCGACGCGCAGGAGCTCGTAGCCCGGTGCCGCGGCCTCCCCGTCGATGTCGGGCGGATCCGCTGGGTGTCGCCCTTCCAATGGGAGCCGACGCTCGAGTTCGTCTGCCGTGATCCGGCGTACCGCGATCGGACGGCACAGGAAATCTCCTTCACCACCACGGCCGCCTCCCTGCCGATGGGCACCGGCTCGTCTCGGCTCGTGCTGCGCATCACCGCCACCGGTGGATCGGTGGTCAATCCCCGCTTCATCTACGAATCGAGCACGGCAGCCACCCTGGCCGACATCACCATGACACTCACCGTTGCCAATGGGGATGCGGTCGAGCTGGACGGTGAGACGGGCGCGGTGCGGAAGCGCGTCTCCGGGGTGTGGTCCAACGCGCGCGACACCGTCCCGCTTGGGACCGTGTTCCCGCAGCTGCTCCCCTCGCACGGCGACTTCCTCACGTCGGCGTATCCCACCATCAAGGGGGCCGCGACCTCGGGCGGCGCCAACATCGTCGGGTTGGCCACCTACCGCCGGCGCTGGGAATGAGCCGTTTCTCGCACCTGATCACCGCCAACACCTGGCGCTATGCCAGTGGCTGGGTACCGGATGAACTGGAGATCCGCGAGATCGGCCGCGGGACCACCATCAGTGAGGGGGTGGATGGGGAGAGCAAGATCACGCTCGACGTCCCCGTCACGGCCCCTGGCTATCACCAGCTGGTCCCGGGCAAGGTTGCCGCCCTCATCTACCACGACGGCACCTTCGAGGAGTTCATCCTCACGGAGGTGACCGATGACGGGGCGCAGAGCGGTGTGGGGCGGTTCACTGGTGTCGGGTACGCCGCGATCTTGGCCGACGCGGGACTGGTCGCGGAGGACCTGGCCGACGGGACACGACACCACCGCTTCGAGCGGGTGGACCTGACGGCGACCCAGCACCTCACCAGCACGGTGCTCGCCCTGCTCTCATCGGTCGGGATCACCTTCGTAGACCTCGGCGATGTGACGGTCACCGGTGTGCGCACCATCGTCTACGACGGATTGAATGGCCTCGAATCGCTCGAGGCGATCGCTGCGGCGTGGGGTGCAGAATATCTCCTCCGGGCCGACCACCCGAACAGCCGCCTCCTGTTGGATCTGGTCCCCCAGCGCAATGCCGGGGTGTTCGGCGGTGACCTGCGCCTCGGCCATAATGCGTCACCCTCGCGCACGCGCAGTCGACTCGAGCAGGTCAATGCGGTCACTCCCCTCCTCGCGGATGGCAGCACCCTCGCCGCGAACCGGTGGACCATCACCGCCAAGGCCACCAACGTCCTCACGCTGGCAGATCCGAACGGCGGTGATGGACCGATCCGCGAGGACGGCCAGCTCAACGGCCTCTACCTCGAAAGCGCCGACGGGACGACCCGCGTCCAGATCACAGCCACCACGGCCGCGACGCAGCAGGTCACCGTGACGAGTGGCACCGCGTTCATCGTGAGTGATCGATGCCGCATCTGCCGGACCAGCGGTGGGGCCGACCTGACCGAGTTGACCTCGCCCAGTTCCATCACGGCCTACCAGCGGCGTGCCGCACCGCTGGTGCTCGGAGAGCTCGCGGGGATCAACAATCTCCTGCCCAACCCGCTGATGGCGACCTACACCTCGCCAAGCGCCGCTCCTGATGGATACAGTGCTGTTTCCACGGTGACCTTCACGCGCACCACGGCGGCCGGCTTCACCGCCCGGGGTGGCTACAGTGCCCGATGCCAGACCGCTGGCGACGGTCGGGGTTTGGCCTCTCCGCTCGCGCCGGTGCCGGTCTCGGCGGTGCGCCCCTTCGTCTGCGGCACCGTGTCGCTTCGGGTCGATGCCGGCAACGTGCGCGTCGAACTGGTCGCAACCGACGGCACCAGTACGTGGGTCTTCCCCAGCAGTGATGTCCAGGTGGCCTCACCATCGTTCCGGGGGGTCCTGACAACCATGGTGATCCCGGGCATCGATCTCCATGCGCTGGGCGCGACGTCAGCGAGGATGCGCGTGGTGCAGCATGGGGCCACCAACGCGGACTTCTACGTGGATGCCGTGCAGCTTCTCGTCAGCAGTACCCCTCAGGAGATCATCTCGGAGGGCTACGACGCGAACCGCGCGTGGCAAGCGGCGAACCGCCACCTCGACCTGTATGCCCCACTCCGGGTCCGCTACCAGATGGCGGTCGCAGACCTGGCCCGCCTGGACGGCACCCGGTACCCGTACGACGCGTTGGTGCTCGGCGGCACGCACCGAACGATCGACCCCAGCCTGGGCGTTGCCGAGGGGGTCCGCCTGGTCGCGCGCCAACGCACCGTGCTGGTCGAGGCGGAAACGCGCGTCACACTCAGCAATCGGCCCGAGGACCTGATCTCCCTCCAGGCGCGGCGCGATCCCGTTGCCCGGACCGCCGGCAACGTCGGCGAGATCCTGTTGCCCTCAGGGGCGCGGTACGCCTCCAACGTCTCGATGTCCGGCTCCAATCGCGCAAACAGCACGGGTGCGGGCTTCACGAGTGGCGACGTCGGCAAGACGATCTGGGTCTTCGGGGCAGGTACCGATGGGGGAATCCTCAAGAGCACCATCACGGCGATCAACACGGTGAACCAGGTCACCATGGCGAACAACTTCGCCAGCTTCGGCTCAGGGCTTACGGCGATCTGGGGGACCCCTGAGGACGTGCTGACCCTTGCCGCGGAGATCGGCGGTCGGCGTGCCGGCGCGACCATCGCCGGAGAGAACGGTGTCCTGAACCCGAACGCGAAGGATTTCCAGGCTCGCGATGTCGCGCGCTTCTTCGCAAAGCCCATCGTGAGTGATGCCGACACGTTGGATACGGTGCCAGATGGGAGCACCTACCTCAAGGTCATTCCGTTCGTCACGGTGGAGGCCGAGCAGGATAGCGTCAACGCGACGCAGGTCGTGGTCGACGTGACGGCGCTTGACCCCACCGGTGGCGCCGACCCTTCGATCTCGCACAATGGCGGCGGGTCGGTCACGGGGAGCGGGCCCTTTACCATCGCACGTCCTGCCCCCGGAGATGGCCCGCGCATCATCACCTTCACGGCGACCAAGACCGGGCGGGTGTCGCAGAGCGTCACGGTCACGGCACCCGAGCAGCAGGCCAGCGGCGGCGGGACGGTGCCGCCGAGCATCCCATCGCTCTATGTGATCGAGCAAAACAACACCGACGACACCCTCACGCTGGCGTTTGCTCTGTCGGAGCCGCCCTCGGGATTCACCTTGGACCTCGATTGGCGGCGTCGCAGTCGCACGAGTGATGATGGCAATGAGGGCACGGTCACGGCGATCGGCACGACCAGTCCGTTCGTCTTTGACCTCGACACCCACGATCCGGACGTGGATCTCGTGCCGAAATTCACAACCGACTACCTGAGCGTGAGCTACACCTTCACCCTGCGCCTCAAGGACGGTTCGACCACCGTGGCTACCGCGACGCACACGTTCGAGACCTACGCAGTCGTCACCGTCTAGGAGACATCATGGCCTCATCTACCGACTACATCTGTGACCTCACCGGCCACAACCTGCGGGTCGCCGCGGTACCGATCGTTGTGCGACTGCAGGTCGCCGTCGTTCCTGGTGCTCTGGTGAACCCGAGTCCGGAGACCCTGCATCCGTTCCTTCGCCAGATGCTCTTCATGGCGAATGGACGCCCACGGAACGGACTCCTGGAATTGAGTGCCGACGCGTTCCTGCAGCATGCCACGATCAACCTCGAGGCGTTGGCGCCGGCCTTCGCCGGGCCTCCCCCAGCATCAGATGAGGTTGCGCAGCTCCGCGCCACGGTGGCGGCCCGTGAGGCCGAGATCAGGCGCTTGCATGCCGAGAAGCACGACCTCAAGCATGAACAGGCCCGCATCCGGGCAACCCGCCAGTAGGGTCGACAGCACGGGCCGTCGCTCTGTTGTTGCCCTGCCCTCCGGTCCCCATCGTGTCGGTGTCTGATCACCACCCGACCCCTTGGAACCGCGAGGAGCATTCGTGGACTGGATCAAGCAGCACGCCGGGATAGCCCTCTCGGCATTGGTCGCCCTCCTGGTCGCCCTCGGCGTGACCTGGGCTACCCCCGGCGAGCGACTGACCGCCGTTGAGCAGGGCGTCGCCAAGGTGACAGTGCGGCATGACTCTCTGCTCGTTGCCTTCACCGACTACGTCGAGCTGGGGTTCCGACGCGATTCGGCCATCATCGCACGAATGGACAAGATCCTCATCGGTGAATGCCTCGATCGCAGTCCGCGCGAGCTGGATGTGATGCGGATCCCCTGCGATTCGCTGCTGCAGTCGCGGCGGGGCCGATGAAGGCCATCCTCCACCGCAACGCGTCCACGGTCTTCGGGACCTTCGGGTACCTCGACCTGGTCACCGACACCGGCGCGCGCATCGATCGCTTCTGCACCGCTGAAGATGACTGGCTCGACAATGCCCCGCGGGAGAGCTGCATCCCGACGGGCCTGTACCGCGTCGAGGCGGTGGAGTCCCCCCGGTTCGGGCCGACCTTCGAGATCACCAAGGTCCCGGGCCGCAGCCACATCCTGTTCCACGCTGGCAACACCGAGGAAGACACCTCGGGGTGCATCCTCATCGGCGATCGGTTCGGTGTGCTGACGGTGCGGGATGAGGACGCGGTCGGCAAGCCCGTGACGACGAAGTGGGCAGTCCTCGACAGCAAGGCGGCGTTCCAGCGGTTCCGGAACGTCGTGGGCACCCAGCAGTGGTTTGCACTCGACGTCCGGTGGGACTTCCACGGATGGCGATAACCGCTTCGCCGCGACCGAGTGGCGAGGTATTCCCCAGGAGGATGACATGATGGGCATTTTGCGCGCGCTGCTCAGCAGCAAGTTCACCACCGTGCTGGCGTTGATCGCCGCATTCATCGGGTTGCTGACC